CCAAGTCAGCGATCTGGCAAACCTCGGGCTTATCCAGGGTGGTGAGTTCGAATTTTATCCAGTCGCCGGCCATTACAAAGCCTCCTGAAGGACTGTTGCGAGATGGGTGATGCCTTTGCGCGTGACCATGACCTGCTCGACCACCTTCAGGTCTTCCTCGGCGCCCTTCCCTACCTTGACCAGCTTGTGTTCGAGCAGACCCGAGGTCAGGCGGTGCTGGTAGGCCGACCAGGCGGCGAAGGACGTGCGGCGGTAGATCCAACGGTTGTCGCTGAGCCACTTGAAAAGCTTCAGCGGGCCGACACCTAGTTGCTTGGCGGCAGAGGTAATGCAGATAGAGCCTTGGGTGGCTGACAGGCGCTCAAGCGCTTGAACCTTCGGGGCCTGCTGCTGGATGACATGGTGTAGCGAGGCATTTTGCTTGGCCACATCGGCGGCGAGCTGCAGGGCATCGGCAAAGTTGGTGGGGATTTGAAACTGCCCCACAACCTTCGCCTCCAACTCCTGCCACCGGTCGATCACGCGAGCGCGGTGCTCGTCGCTGTAGCCGGCGATCACAAGATGGGTATCGCGCTCCGTCAGGTCGTAGACTTCAATTGGCCGCCCGCCAGTCGACTCTCGGCGACTTTTACGATCTGATCGTAAAAGCCCTTTACCGAAGAGCCGCTCGATTGTCGCGATGACATCGTTGTGGCGAGCCTCGACCAGATCTGCGATCTCGCGCGAAGACATTGTGTGGCGCGACACCTTTTCAGAATGACTAAAAGGTGTCGAGACACTAGGGGTATTGCTGGTAAAGGACTGTTTATGCATAATCACTCCAGATCGTTTTACTGCTGTTGAAAGAACCGCCCTGCCAGGCGGTTTTTTTATGTCTGCGATTTGGGTACTGGATGAATCAACAGCTAATCCAAATCACTATTTCCGGTACTCAAAGGGGCGGAAAATCACTCCATCAAGCGCTCAAGCTACTGATCGTTGAGATGGGAACGGGCGCTGCTCTTGAGCAGACAAAGTGCCGTCATCCTCGACAGTCACGAAAACGTCTCGGCCAACGCGGATGGCTTTGCTCAGGGCGCCTTGGGTGCACCCGAGCATCTGGGCCGCCTTTGTGTGCCCGTGCTCTTTGGCAAATTCAGTAAGTGGGATACGGCGCATTGCGGCGTCCTCGACATGTATTCATCAAGAGTATGACCGCCGGTATTATTGATAGTCAATACCGGCGATATTGGTAGACTCAATACCGCAGGTAATAACATCAGCAGATGAAGAAAGATTCCCGAAGGCTCCCGCTGTCCGATTGGCAGCTGCAAGACAGTGCTCGACTGAAAGCGCTTTTCCAGGCGAAGCGTGGAGAGCTGAAGCTGACCCAAGAAAAGATTGCGAGCGAACTTGGCGACGGAGTTACGCAGGGCGCTGTAAGCCATTTTATGAATGGGCGAACCGCGCTTAGCATCAATGCCGCGGTTGTTTTTGCCAGGGCGCTCCAGGTCCCGGTTTCAGAAATAAGCCCAACTCTTGCAGCTCAGATAGAGAAGATGACCTCGGGCATTCCCGGACGTCACAGTGACGACTCGGCAGTCGATAGCCGCATTCCGCCGCGAAATTTTGATCTCGCCGACGACAAGAACTACACCGGCGTGTTGCAGCTTACCGCTCGCGGATCAACCGGCGATGGCGAAGACAACTCGCACGTCGAGATCCGTGGAGTCATGGCATTTAAGTCGGAGTGGTTGCGAGCCAATCACCTCAATCAGAAGCACCTCGACGTAATTTACGCCAACGGCCACAGCATGGAACCGACCATCAATGATGGTGACGTTCTGCTGATCGACGAGTCGAAAATCGAACCGAAGGACGGTCAGATCTTCGCCCTGCAGAGCGAGTCGAAAGGCACGATCGTGAAGCGCCTGGTGAAGTCCGACTTCGACGGCTGGATCATTCGAAGCGACAACCCAGACAAAGCGCGCTATGGCGATGAGACGCTGCGCGATGGGGAGATAAACGAGGTTCGCATTATCGGGCGCGTGGTTTGGCGCGGTGGGATGCTTTGATCGCACCTTACGCTGCCCAATTCCGTTCGACCATCCACGGCTAGCGGGCGCTAATCCTGGAGTTGACAACTGATCGAGCGGCGTAAGAAATTAAGCAATAGCTTTTCAGAATTAGCTTTATTAACTGAAATCATGATTGAACCCCTTTTTCTCTACGTCATCTGATCTATAGTTCGGTTGCGCGCCACGAATTGATGAGTACGCGTTTCGTGGCGCGAAGTTTCACTATATTTGTTTGAATGGACGTGGTTAGGTGTATAGAATCTCGCACCGATTTCTGGGAAGAAATAGGAATTAGGTCGTTTTTATGGTGATTCGTTACCGTAATCGACAAGGAGGCATCAATGCTTGCAGCTATTTTGAGAAGCAAAAAATTACGAGCCATCGGCAGCGTGGTGGATATATGCCCGCTAGGGGACTATTCGGAGCACGTTCCGACCAAGGACCCCTCAGTGGCTATCGCTGCTTATTGGAAGGAAGCTGGTAAGTATCTAGGGACGGCAATTGAACAGCACGACAAGGCAGCAAAGCATAGCCGCAATGAGCCGGCTTGAAGAGGTTCGAGATTCGGATGCTCGGACTAGCCCTCAAGAGCTGGCTCGTCTAGCGCAAAGCCTAAAGTCCGGGCAGGAGCTAACGGCTGAACAGCATTCAACGCTCGAACGGCTGCTGAAGGTCGCCGCCAAGCGGGAGCCAGCGATGGTTGCTCAGGTAGCGTTCAAGCAAGAAATCTTCAGCGGCCCTCTCCCTCATCCAGACCAGCTAAATATGTACGACGATACTACTCGAGCGAGTATTGTCGAGATGGCCGTCAAAGAGCAGTCCCACAACCACTCAATGCAGTCTAAAGGCCTTTCTGGAGCCATCCTGAAGGATAGACTTGGACAGATATTTGGTTTCGGAATAGCAATTTCGGGGCTTGCAGCAGCAGCCTGGATTTCTCAATACAGCGGCGTTGCGGCAGCCATCATTGGTACGCTGGACCTGGTGGGTATGGTTGGTGTTTTTGTTGTGCCGCGCGCTTTTGAGCGTCGAGTCGCTGAGAAGACCGCCCCACAGCAGCCATCAAAAAGAAACAGAGCTCCACGGAAAAAATAAAGTGTATGCCCGGCCCAGCGCCGGGCTTCTTGTTTCTGCCCCCCCGATCTGAATCCATGGCCCGCCACTGAGCGGGCTTTTTATTGCCTATCAAAAATACATGACCGGCGGTATTGACCAATATAAATACCGGAGGTATTGTTCGCTCGTCGCCGGATAACAACCGGCCAGATGGAAGGCAGCGATGAACCGGCCTCAACGGTTCAGAGGGTTGGCAACTGACCCGGGCGTGCAGCGTAAAGCGCCAAGACGAGTTATCCAGCGGGAGAACAAGCCGAAAGGCCCGCGGCTGGACAAACAATTTGATGGGGCCGGCGGCAGCGCCAGTAGCGGGAAGCCGGCACGCGACACCAGAAGATTTCACGTCAGCGCCTGTATCGGGCGCTTTCGGAAAACAACCGGGAGTCACAACGATGAACGAGATCATCAACGGCGCATGGAAGGGTCACCTCGGTAGAGGCCTTGCGCCCAAAGAACTGCAGTACCTACTGGCCGCAGCCCAGGGCATGACGGCCAAGGAGATAGCCCGCCAGTTCGACGTGGCGGCCTGCACCGTGGCCAAGCGCCTTTCCTGCGCCATGTTCAAGCTCGGCGTGACCCGCCAGACCGCGATGATCGCCGAGGCCATGCGCCGCCAGATCATCTCGCCGATGTGCTTCGTCCTGGCGGCCCTGATTGCGATGCACGCGATGATGGGTGATGAATCGATGCGTCGTGACCGTCGGGTGCCGGAACGCCGTACCGCCCAGGTACGAATGGTTCGCCAGTCGGATCGACCAACCCTCGTCGCGTAAGCCAACCGCGCAGGCATCACTTCTGCCCATTCAATGAGTGGGCAGCGGGATGCGGACGAACACCCGGCTCGCGCCGGCCACCTGCATTTGAACCCACCCAGAACGGAGGATTGGCAGCCATGTAAACAACAAACCCAGGCGCTCGGCCGCCACCCCCTGCGTGACATAGGGAGGTCTATGTACCGCAACGAAAGCCCGGTCCCGATCGGGCTTTTTTACGCCTCGCCTTTATCCGTCAGCCCCCTCCCCTGGGCCCACCGGCACATACCAGGCGGTCAGGTTGCTGACGAATAAACGCAACCCACCATAAGGAATCGTGATGAACCAAACCATTCGCCAAAAACAAGCGGTCCTGCAGGCGTTGCGGGATCGGTTTGCACTGTCCACCTCGGAGATGTACGTGATGATCGGTCGCGAAGAACCAGTGAAGACGCCCCGTTTCAACGTGGTGCCGCTCGGTAAGAACCTGTTCGATGTGGTCGAGCGCTCCAGCGGCGTATCCCGCGGCGAACGCGCCGGCCACGA